CATGGTGGTTCCTCAAAGGTAAGTTTATTAGTCAGGCATTAATTCATCTATCATTTTTAGATAGCTTTGTTTATTAAAATCTACTAGGTTTTTTATTGTGTATTCCCTAGTAGAAAATCTATGACCACAAGCTAGACACTTCCTCCTTCTCCAAATGTAAGGAATAAAATCCTCCCTTTGTTCTTTGTAAGTGGGTACTGGCTTGCCTATTTTATGGCCACGTTGAGAGAGAGTAGCCCGACTGTCAAACACTTGACTTTCTAGGCTCTCACATTTAGGACACTTCAATTGTTTTCTTCCTCCCAAAATTTAATAAGTGTTTTTAATTCAGAGATTCTTTTCTTTGCGTTCTCTGTCTTCTCAATTTTTCTTACGTTGATTTGTTTCAACATGGCTTGAGTTTCCTTCTCTAGTTCTTCCATAAAATTCATGGTTTGTTTGTTCGATAGTGATAATCAATTAAGTAAGATTCAAACTTTTTAATTAAGTCTTCTCTTACTTCTTGGTCTGTCCATTGTCCAGACTTAACCCCTGAGTAACACTCTAGGATTTGTTCATGGGTTAGTTTCATTGTGGTTCCTCCTTGTTTAAATTTTTAAAATAGTTTCAATAGTTTTTCTTTTCAATAAAGATATACATTCTTTTGGATCTTTATTATGTAAGAAATTAGTGTCAATAGAAGAGCCTGTAATCCTACAGGCTCGGTGGTAAATACTCTCTAGTTCCCAGAGAGTTTGATAAGTTTTTCTTTTCATTAGTTAGGGTAGAAATTATGAGAACTGGTTGCTTTTAAACCAGTAGCTAGTTCAAAGTCTCTGAGACATTGTTGTGTCTCTCCTCCTATATGCCACCAATGTTCTTTCATTGGTGTTTCGTCTAGCTTCCAATCATAGACATAAAAAGAATCATCAAAGGGTCTATTAAATTCTGTTGATGTCTTTCCATCCCCATCATTTTCAGTTGGATTACTGTAAGTTCCTTCCCTTTTATAAGTGGGTTCCCCTAACTTCTCTACTAATTGTGAGTAAGTTGTTTTAACATAACCTTGTAGGCATGGCATGATGTTTGGCTCCTTTTGTAAGTTGGTTGTAAGTCATAGTAAACATGACTATATCTAGTGTAATTTAAGACATTAAAAAAGTCAACCCATAAAATGCCCAAAGGTAAGTTTATTAGGTTGACTAGATAATTTATTTAATCAAGTAAAGCATTTTCAAAATCACCTTCTATGTACTCAGGCTCTTGATCGCTTTCCGTTTTCATAGTTCCCACTTTATTCCCGTTTAAGTCCAAAATGGTATATGTATCATTATCTAATTGGGTACTATGAAATTCTAAATGTTGGCATAATTTAGCAAGTATTCTTGCTGACTCTGTACCTTCGCAATTATTAAAGGCTGCGTTGCCTGTATCAAATTCAATTTTAATCATTGTGTAGTTCCTAATAAGGTTGATAATAAGAGACTTGTTGAGAGTCTCTTTTACAGGCTCCTAAGAGCCTATAAGAGAGAGTCTTTATATATAAAATTCTATATTGTGTTTTTTGTTTAGCTTATCTGTATTGACTCTGCAAGACTGGTTGTAAGTCCAAGGGTCATCTAATACTAATTCAATGGCATTACATAGCATTGTTTTTACTGTCTTGTAATAATGATCTTTCCAGAATTGTTTTGGTAATTCTTTAGAGGTCATTATAAAAATTTGTTTAATGCCTTTTGATATGTCTCTAAAATCAACATCATCATAACAATTAAATTCATTTTCAAAACGTGTCTGGGCTATGTAAGGTACAGCATCAAAAAGGTTTACAGGCTTTAAACCATCTTCCATTGTTTGTGCTGTCTGGTTTGATTGTGTCATTGTTTGTGGTTCCTATCAGGTAAGTTTATTAAAGAAAGGTTGAGAGCCTTTCAGAGTGGCTCTTAGGAGCCACTAGGAAAGAGTCTAAGAACTAAGAACCTAGTATAAGATTCTTAGCTTTTACAGCATGACCAATAACTGTTAGAAGATGCTTAGGTTCTTTTCTTAACCTTTTGATCCAGCAGTCAAGATATGAAGCATGAACATCATTATTAGAATCTATCTCTAATTCATTACAAATTAGAAAGGCTCCTAACTCAGCAATCAACTCCTCAGTAGCATATAAATCGCTTCCAAAGGTTGCCTTTTTGTCAGTAATACCTACTCTTGATAATCTGCCTTTCTTATCTGCTCCACTTGAATGAACAGACTCATGAGCAACAACTGAGCAATGCAAAGAGTTAGAACTGAATCTCTCTCTGTTTGGCACTGTTATTGAATCAAAAGTAGGTGAGTAATAGGCTTCATTACCTGTCTCTGAAAAATCAATATTGTGAGTTTCCATATACTGCCTTAATTGCTTAATTGCTTTGTCTTCATTAGCACTAATAGGATTCTGCATAACTGCAACATCTTTATTAAGTTCTTGAAGTCTGTTAGTAACTTTGTCTGTTACTTGAAAGCAGTCAAGGTTAAAGACTCTGCAAGGTGTAAAAAGAGTAAAGCATGAAAACTCAGGGTTTCCAGCAGAATCTTTTATCTGTTGGCCGTCCATGTCTAACAATGGTTTCTTCATTGCTACTGGTCTTAAAATAATAGAGCCTTTAGAACCTTTAATAATCTTTAAGCCGTATTTCTTAGCCTGAGCAAAACCGCACCAATAAGGCGACTTGTAGCCCCTTGTTAGTCTGGCAATTTCTAAGCATATTAAGTTCCCGTTTTGGTACTGTTCACCTGTAACAAAGTTTGTATGCTGAGCCTCTTTAGTCCATGACCTACGAAAAGGATTAACACCTTTTTCCATTAGTTCAATTAAAGACTGAGCTAGTTCTTCATAACCTTTATTAGGGTCATACTGTTGTTTCTTAGATTGTCTAGTTGCTGTAGTAGTCATTGTTTGGTTGTTTGGTTGTACTGTTTTGATTAGTTCATTAATAGAACTATATATAACTATATATTGTGTTATTTAAAATTGCAAGTAATTAATTAAAAGATTATTAATATTACCTTTCTTTGTACTTATCAAAGTAGTACAAAATTATATTACTGTTTGTTAAGTTTTCCTTGTGATCCCTTGGTATCATTGAACATAGTACAAATGTATTGGTTTATCTGGTCGCACGTTTTTTATTTTTGTACTACCTTTTAACTTTTCTTTTTAACTGGTATTTATTCTTTCCTTTTATCCTACTTATTGTTCTATTTAGAACCATGCCATCGGTAATATGAAAATGAATACATGCAAATTAAAAAAATAAGACTAGAAACACTAAGAATAATATAAGATATATTATGAAACACTAGTTATATCAATGGTTTTGGTTGTTAGACTGTCTTTTTTTTATAATTTTTGACAGGGTACGGGTAAAAATTTATTTTCTATATACGTATAACCCCTTCAAATTTTTGTAGTAAAACTATTTGGTTAAGTAGGAAGGCAGGTAGGCAGAAGGATCTTTATAAATCCTTAGGATCCCCCTTAGTAGATACTTAGTGTAATCTTAGTTAACACTTATAGGGAGGGAGACGAACCATTACTCTCTCCTATAGTGGTCCCTAATAGAGATCGCTTATGAAACCTTGGTTTTGGGGGTTGGTGTTTCTTATTTGTTGAGGAGTCATACCCATAGCAGTCTGAGAGATGGTGTTATTTAACAGGGAGGACCAGTTATCTGTGTGTATTGAAAGGAGTTCATCTTGCCTTCTAGCCATGTTTAGATCTTCATTTTGAGCCATGTAATCAGTCCAGTAGGCAACTGCACCTGCAAGGGAATCTACGAGGTCATCATGTACTAGGGAACCTCTGTGACGAGAGATACGTGATAGTTGATAGACGAGTTGAAGTTTTAATCTACGTTCTGGAGTTTCTTGTGGGTTAGAACGGAAGTCTTTTTCTATTACTTTGCGGTCAATAATTAGTCGGTGAGAGTTCATAACAGGTTCAAGGGTATCAATTATTCGTAATTCTTTGGTCTTGTTGTTTCTGATGTCTTCAATTTGGCAGGGGTGTATGCGAGAGATGAAGGGTTTTAGAAGTTCAGCGAACATACCACCGCCAAAGTTTTGTTCTATGAGGATAGTATTAATATTATTTTCCTTAGCTAGTCTTGATATTTTAAGCAGAACGGGGTCTGTATAGCCCCCAGACAGCCCTAAACACTCAGTTACGTATAAATTACCATTAAGCATCTTAACGCAGCTTATAGCGGTCTGATCCTTACCCTTTCCTGATGGGTCAACGAACATAACTGAGCCTGTATATTCTATGAAGTCACCAAATTCTTGTGCAGGTCTATGAAATCTGTCACCATTGAAGCCAACGCAGGGTAAATCTTGTATTACATATTCGGGATTGTTAGACCAGATAACTTTTTCTGGTGCAAATTCTTTGTTGATGGAAGCAATTACTAAGTCGTTTATCTTTAATGGGTATCTATCTTGGTCTGAAAGGGTGGTATCTAGTTGAAATTGAAGGTTAAACCCAGAACGTCCGTAGGAAGCTTCACGTTCCATTAGATCCTGTGCAGAGAACCTTATAGGATCTACAGGATCTTGTGGCTTTACAAG